CCATAAGGCGCTCGCGCTAATGACACCCGTGGAATATATTTTAAGAGAGCACAAAAATTGCAATATGTGGTGGCCCCATACAATGCATTGCATCGACAGGAGTAATGGCGTAGGCTGAACCCTTGGCTCTCTTTCGCCGCCGGCAAATCTTCAGCGGATTATCCTTGGCCGGTTTTTATCTGAGGCATTGCTCACGAATGTATAGCTGTGCCCCTTCCAGTTGCTTCTGCATCGTCATCAATCGGTCTCTGAGGGTGAAATAATCCCGTTCAGCGGTGTCTGCCAGTCGGGGGCTGGTTGCATCATCCACGCCGGAGGAGGCGGTGGCTTCACGCACGGCTGGACAGACTGCTCTGATGCGCAACCGACGACGACCAGCGGCAATATCATCACGCAGAGCATCATTTTCAGCTTTCGCATCAGCTAATTCCTTTGAATATTTTGCATCGAGTGCAGCAACGTCACGCTGGCGCACCTGCATATCAGTAATGATCGCCTCTGCCAGTTTCAGCTCTCTGGCATTGTCATCGCGTTGTGTTTTGTAGGTAATGGCGTTATCGCGGTAATGATCTGTTGCCAGCCACAGAGCACTACAGACCATCAGCAGGACAATAATCACGCCATACAGAATCCGGTTCATTTCACCACCAGCGTATCTGACCGATGAAATAACCGGAGCCCATAACCACAAACACCAGCCAGATAAGGATGAACTTCCAGGTGGATAATTTTTCAGCCATCACTCGAATCTCCAGAATCGGTTTGCTAAAATCAAACACGTTTTCTCCTTTAGCTTTCCCATGGGCAGAAAACAAAACCCCGCTTGCTGCCAACAAACGGGGTTTTTGCTTTTATTCACTTCCTTTTGCCAGTTTGCAGAATATCGTGTTATCCGCTTGTGTGAGCAAACGGCATTTTTCAGCAAAATATTCTGCTTATCTGTCGATCCCCCAGCACACCAGCGCACTCTCCTGGTCACGACGAATAACCTGACCGTAACAGTTATTTGAACGAATGCGGCAATCACGGCCACCGTCCTTAATCCACCAGCGAATCGCCTCGCATGCGCCTTTACGATCACCGGCATTCAGCCGCTTATAAAACGTCGACGGGAAACACTTACCGGGGCCAATGTTATAGGGACAAAATGACGCAATACCTGCTTTTTGTGGTTCGGTCAGTGGTACTTTTATATTGCGATCCACCCATGCCAGCGCCTTATCACGTTCAATAGCGTTAACCTGGTCGCATTTTTCCTTCGACAGCTTCATTCCCGGTATGACGGGCTTACCATCCACCATTGTGGCACCACGACAGATGGTCCATATGCCAGAACCATCACGGTATGCCGTTGTGTGGTTACCTTCTTTTTCATCCAGAAACTGGTCAAGTATTTGAGGAGCAGACGCGCCTGCAGCAATCAGCGCCAGAACGGCAGCTGACAGGCCGTATTTGATTTTTACGTTCATGGATATTTATCAGGATTTATCGGTTCCTGAACCCTGGATATGTTTAGTACTCAGCCCGGCAGGTAGTTCCTCGCAGGGGTAATACTGACAATGTGAAGATCACAGAACAAACAGTAAGGACAACATATGAGCGATACTTATTTATCTAAAAAAGCTTTTGCTGATATTCTGGCCATCAGACAGGTTGTCATACTCCTAGTTAACGCTTTACCAGATGAGAAAAAAGCAATTATTAAAGATTTGCTTACTAAATCAGCTAACACTTTTTCATCAATAAAATTACCCGAATCCCTGGAAACCCCGCAGGAAGTTTTAGACGAAATGAACAAATTGATTGCCGAATCATGCGTTACTCTTGCTGAGACAATTTTAATTCCTGAAGAAACTTCGTCGTCATACCATCAATAGTTTGCTGAACAGCTTTAGCAACAAACGCCACCCCATTTTCGTGGTGGCGTTGTCGCTCATTTACGGCTCGCATCGCGGCAACTATCAACAAGGCATACTTTTTTGCTCTCGCTTCATAGTCGCTGAACGTTGTTTTCGGGTCGTAGTCTTCCTTGTACATAACCGACAACATTTCTTCATTATCAAGCCAGACACTGACCTTGCTGCCGATTCTTTTCGTCAGCACAGGAGCACCACCTTTCCCGACTTTCTCTCTTGATGCCATATGCCCTGGAAACTCTACAGTAACCACCGCACGACTTATGTCATCCCCGACGTTTTTTTCCTGCCCTGCGCGCCTGGTGTTGGCTTTAACTGCACTATCAAAACCCGCAAGATGAGGACGATCGTGTTTATTGGCAGAATTTTCAATCTCAATGGAGTACTGATGCTGCAGATAAGACTCAACTTTTTCTGACAATTTTTCTGCCACTCCCAGGAGGACCTGCCTGACGCTCATTCTGGCTGCTGCCTCATAAAACTCCAGCGCGGCACCTTCAACACGGTCCAGCGAGATGTCCAGGTCAAAAATTTCACCGTCAAAGTGTTTTTTGTCCCGTAAGGCTACAGTTACCGCCACTTTATTCTCAAAATTGCGAACTCCTTTCACAACCAGTTCATAGTCTTGAGTCATTGGATTACTCTCTTCTCGCAACCTTACGCCTGTCTTCTTTAATCTTGAAATAAAGGTTTGTCAGATACGTCAGCATGCCAAATACCAGACTACCCAATACACCTATTGCCGCCCACTGTGAGGGCGTGACTTTATCGAGCAACTGTAAAAACCAGTAGCCAGCACTGCCTGCAGAGGTGCTGTAGGCGATGCCCGTTGTTAACTTATCCATGGATTTCATAGCCTCACCTCCGCAGATAACGGATGGTGTACACGGTTTGGTTCGAAGAAGGAAAGAAGTTACATTAGCGTAAGGCCCGAACATCTATTCAAAAAGAAAAACGCCAGCAATTATTCTGGCGTAGCTAAAAATATCGTATAATCTTACACTTCAAAAAATAACTTTATAAAATGCCATCACATCATATCTTCTAAGAAAATCTTGATAAATATTGGTGCGGAGGCACACCAAAATATCCTCTAAAAACACTTACAAAATATGATGCATTGTCATACCCGCATATTCCCGCCACCTTGCCGACAGTATGGTTACTGTAGATCAATAATCTTTGCGCCATCATCATTCGTTCTTCAAGAATTAATTTACTAAACGATAATCCTTCATCTTTTAATTTTCTTTTTAACAAACTCTCGCTCATATATAATCTTGAAGATATATCACAAAGTCTCCATGACGCTGAGATATCCGAGTGAATAATAGCCTTAACTTTACAACCTAAGCTATTAAGACTTCCGAACAAAAAACTTTGCACTATTTTCTCTGAAGATAAGACAGCAAGACATGCAAGTGATATTTGATTTCTAACTACATCCACGGTTTTGCTATCACAATTCAAGCATGCAACCAAGTTCTTTAACAATGAAAAATCTTCACATTCTACTATAAAGTATGACGGATAAAACCTTCTTACAGAAAAAGGTGAGAGTGTGTAGTTTTTAAAGAAATCATTAACTGTTTTCTCCTCAACATCTACGATCATTAGATGATCTGTATTTGACGAAAAAAGATCTTTTAAATTGTATTCAATGAGAACAGCATTTCCTTTTTTAAACAAAATATCTTCTTTACCAATTCGGACACCAAACGAGTTCAACACCAAAATGATAGAACATATGTATGGCATATTATCCACCTGATATCATTGGGGTTACACCAGGTAAGTATAGGTGGAAAATCAATATTCGCCAGTTCAACAATAAGGAAAATCTCATTGCATCACAACTATAAAACCATGTGTTTAACTCACAAAAAACAAATCATTAAACTAATCTGTTATATTATAATAGCTGCGTGCAATAATAATATTATATGCTCTTAATATTCACTTGAAATATCTTCATATAAAAACAGATTGAATAAAATCTTTTGGGGCTGGTATGTTTACCAACATTAAATTGCATCTCAATGTTTTCTTTAGCGTGAACAGGATTTTTATAAAAACTGACACTATGAGCATCATAGCGTAGTTTTTACGATTGTAAATATCCTGCATACAGGAACTCATCACTTTCAGATGATATCGCATACAGTTAATTCACCATCAGTCTTAGAGCCAGTTCTTCCGGATAGGGATCGAAGTAATTCTGTGTAAGCAAGTAATCATTAGGATACTCACCCAGATAATGCTTCAGCAGAGTCAACGGCGCAAGAAGAGGCAATGTGCCAAAGCGATAGTTAAGTATAACCTCGCTCAACTCTTTACGCTGGCGTGTACTTAAGTAATTACTAAAATACCCCTGTATATGCATCAGCACATTCGTGTGATTTTTACGTGATGCTGGTTTTCTGAGAATCGCCATCAGATTATCACGATACACCTCAAAGTATGATTCAAGGTCCGCCCACTCGTGTATTGCAGCCACAAATGGTCCCATATCTTTATAGCCTGCCTGGCTATGCGCCAACAACTGAAGCTTATAACGACTATGAAAAGCTAATAACTCTCTTCTTGATAATTTCTCCTTGTAAAGGTGATTGAGCTCATGCAAAGCAAAAACTCTTTCAATAAAATTCTCACGAAGCACTGGATCATGTAATCGCCCATCCTCTTCAACCGGTAGCCAGGAAAACTTTTCCATCAAAGTGCTCGTAAATAGTCCCACTCCATCTTTACGACCTCGATTACCATTTTCATCATAGACACGCACGCGCTCCATGCCACAGCTGGGAGATTTAGCACAAACCACAAACCCCGATACATCCTTTAATTTGTCCATATAAGAACGACTAAACTCTGTCATTCTCTCTGTCACATCCTCATTCTGGTCGTGGCTGAAACACATCCGTATATTTCCTTGCTTCGAGCGCACAAGTCGTAGAGCAGGACGCGGAACTGGCAGCCCTATAGCCATTTCCGGACATACTGGTCTGAATGTTACCCATTCCACTAATTTGTCCATTAAAAAGTCATCTCTTTTGTGACCACCATCAAAACGAACAGCAGAACCGCCCAAACAACCGCTGATCCCAATCACAGGTTTTTTTATCATTTCCTCCCCCTTGACTAATTCATTAACACATAAACTTTGTAGTGCACGGACTAAATTGCCTTTCTGGCTTCATCACTGACAATTTTTCTGTTATTGACTATTCCTAATATAGTAGGAAAGTTCTTTAAGTGATCGGTCGTACTCATCTATCTTTCATACTTACTCTCAACTATCAAAAGTACAGGATTTATTATGAAGTTATGGCCTGTGTTGACTGGCATTGCACTCTCTTTCACTCTTATAGCATGTAAGGCCCCGACACCACCTAAAGGTGTGCAGCCGATTACAAATTTTGACGCCAACCGCTACCTCGGAAAATGGTATGAAATAGCTCGCCTCGAGAACTGGTTCGAACGTGGTCTGGAACAGGTCAGCGCTACTTATGAAAAACGGAACGACGGAGGGATTCGCGTACTTAACCGTGGATACGATCCAACGAAAAACAAATGGAGCGAGAGCGAAGGTAAAGCATACTTTACTGGAGATACTAAAACTGCAGCGTTGAAAGTTTCGTTTTTTGGCCCCTTCTATGGTGGCTATAATGTAATCAAACTGGATGATGAGTATAAGTATGCTCTTGTCAGTGGTCCGAACAGAGAATACCTATGGATTCTGGCAAGGACCCAAACTATTCCAGATAATGTAAAAGCAGACTATGTGCGTACCGCTCAAAAGTTGGGATTCAATGTCAATGAACTATTATGGGTTAAACAATAAAATCCCCACCCGAAATGATACTTATTAGAAAAAACCAGCCTTTGGGGAGGCTGGCTAAATCAGGAAACAAGCTGTTATATGATAATAACTACGTTGCGATTCCAACATTTAAAATGTTAGACTAATGAAAATCAGACAGCAACTTTTCCTTTAATTATTTCGAACAATCAGCATCCATCTCCAATCGGAGATCCAACACCATCAGCATGCCCTCCACTACGCCCTCAGCTTTCTGGAGCATCCTGCCAACCCAACAATCAGATCGCCCATGCTTACGTGCAAGCGCCATAAAAGTCATGCCGCCGACATAATAGTCCACCAATAAATCATGTAAATCGCTGTTGTTTTTTTTCAGGCGAGCCATACATTCACAAATGATCATCGCGTCATCGTCACAGCATTGCGGACGAGATCTTACTTTTGAAGGAATTAATCCCTTAAAACCGGCGGCAATGGACGACCAGGTCACATCTTCATGATTATTAGCCGCCCATGCCCCCCAACGCTCAAGAACCATCTGAATATCACGCATCAACTTACTCCACAAAATTAGGCCAGCACACCAATTGCCAGCGCGCGATCGATAAATCGAAAAATCAGCTCCAGTTGGGAGCCATACTTCTCTTCAAATGCCACGGTATCCGTATGCAACTCGTCGTGATGCTTTCTGCACAAAGGCAACACAAAGAGATCATGTGCTTTGGTTCCCATTCCGCCCTGCCCGTGACCAATCAGATGATGCGGATCGTCGGCTGGCATACCGCAGCAAGCACACGGCTGTGTCTTAACCCAGCGTGTGTATTTCTCCTTAACCCAACGGTGACGTTTAGGCAGCTTCATGAAAGATTCCGGAGACTCTGGATCAACGGTGATGCTTACCACCGTCTTTTCCTGTGATGGGTTTTGTTGCTGGTGGGCGTGAGGCAACGGTGCAAGATTTTTTGTGCGCTGTTTCAATATGCTGGTGGCGGTCTGCTCTCCCGGTACGATGTCGCTTTCGCGGTACACCGAGCAGTTTTTTTCCGCTGGTAATCCCAGCGAGCGACGTAATACCGCTTCCGGTAACGCGTCCGCCACCTGATTGCGGACCGCCCACCAGGATAATTCAGCCAGAGATAATTCACGCTCCTGCGTACCGCTTATTGCGTGACCGATGACGTCAATCATCCATGCTGACAGGTTTTGATGAGCAAGTTGCTCGAGTGATTCGGATGTCTGGTCACGCAGCTGGTTGTCGCAGTGCCAGCACAACACCATTGCGCCGGTACCATAACGGTGAATAACGGTTTCGCTGTGATGATAATCGCCGTGTGGCCACTGGCAGGATTTAATATGGCGCAACAGCCAGTCAGACAATGCACCAGCAGCACGAATTACCCGTGCGTTACTGAAAAACGGCAGCAATGTTTTGTCTTCCACCAGCGGCTGGCGGACGGCAGATTACGCATGCTTTTCGGTTCCGGCTCCACCAGTACCCGGGTATTGTGGAATACCGGCATGGATTCACGGCCCGGCTTAACGACCACCAGCCCGAGTTCCGGTACCAGAACAGGTCGAAGTAATACCCGCACGTTACCTCCAGATGCGTTGCTGGAATGTACGGGACGGACGCGATGGGCGTTCGGAGTAAGGCAATCTGACTGAGATTATCCAGTGACGGTAGTCGAGACTAAGAGCTTTCTTAACCTCGTATCCGCGCCTGCGGTAACACTGAATTATCCATTCAGCCTGCTCTTCAGTGCATGGAGGGTGCTGGAACCATTCAGACTTGAATGCGTGAGAATACCGCTCGTGCGTGCAGGCAAGAACGGGCGAATTATCAGAATTGTAATATTTTACGTTGCGTGCCATCGGTTTTCTCCGGTGGCACGGTGTTACTCAGCGGGAGTTCAGCCCCGCGCAAGATTGTAGATGAGTTTATTCTTCTGCAAAAGCTGAAAAGCCTGCTTTTATTCCGATCTCTTTCAGTGCCTGTAATGAAGTGACAAACTCACCTTCGCGCAAGATAAATCCGTCTGTCACTCGACCATCCACAAAATTAATTAACGCAGCCCCATTCTTTCGCAAACACATAATGCGGTAATGACTAACAAGATTTCCATTTTCAACGCACACAGCATAGAGGCCATCTTCACAAAAAATTTTACGCAGTTCTTCGATGTTCATCATCAGAATCCTTCCGGATAATTAGCTCTCCCCTTTAAGGGACCATCCCTCTTATCCCTGCGCGCTACTTAAGTATTTTTGATTCTATTCCGGCACCGTCCAGATCTTCAAACGCGTTGAAAATAAAAACAAAAACCCGCCGAAGCGGGTTAAGTGCGGGTGCGTTGAGGATGCCTGCCACATCAGAGGTGGCGAGGGATTTCTCCCTCGCCGGGTCTCTTACTCCTCAGGTTCGTAAGCTGTGAAGACAGCGACCTCCGTCTGGCCGGTTCGGATTCGTACCTCGCAGAGGTCTTTCCTCGTTA